AAAGAAAAAGAAGAAAGTTGAACCTCTTGAAAGTGCAGAAGGAGAAGGTTTAAAGAAAAAGAAATTCATCAAAGAAGCCGGTGAAGGTAGAAAGAAGAAAAAAGTATTTCTTAAGAGAAAAGTTCACGAAGGTGGAGAATATTCTACAACAGCAGAAGAACGTATGAAAAGAGAATTGGCTGCCAAAGAAAAAGAAAAAAAGGCAGTTAAAGAGCCTGTTAAAGAAAGTGTCAAAGTCGTAAAAAAAAAGTTAAATAGCCTCTTAAATGAACAATACGAAGGGGCAGAAGAAATAGAACCCTTTGATGTATTTACACGTACATTTCGTTTAAGAGACGGAAGAATTGTTGATGTGCTTCCTGATGGTACTATAAGAGATTCTCAAGATCGCCCTCAGGGTCTCGGAGTTCAAGAAATTATAGGAAACCATGTTGAACATCAGAATATTGAATTAACAGATGAAGAGGCCGAAGGTGCAGAAAGAATTGGTAATGATGATGTATTTGCAAATACATTTCGTTTAAGAGATGGAAGAATTATTCGTGTTCAACCCGACGGAAGTTATCAATTAGTTGAATCAAAAAAATCTAAGAATATTAAAAAGTTAAATGAGGCCCAAATAGGTGATACAGTCCTTTTAGATAAACAGAAAGGATATATCATTGGTCAAATGGGTGATAAGGTTCTTGTTCAAGTACAAGGATCAACTAGTTGTGTAACTCCAAGCGATGTTAAAGTATTAAATGCAAAGGTTGAAACTCAAAAACCACCTTATGAATTTGATAAATTAACTCTTCAGAATTTAACTACCAAAGCTTTATTTGAACAATTTGTTCGTTGTGGTATCTATGTAGGTAACACCCCAGTTAAATTAAATAACTGCTATACTAAATATAGTGATTGGAAAGATTCCGAAAATGACAAACCAATCAATGTATTAGTTGAAGGATCATTGACACTTCTTCCTAAATCACAAGTAAGAATACTTGAAGATGTTAATGATTTTGCTAACTTAGATAATTACATCGAAGGTGTTGAAATAGATGAATCTACTGGAGAAGCTATTGCTAATGTTAAAATAAATGCAATTGATTATACTAACGCATTAGGAGATGCTGACTCAGTAAGAATTATTAGAGGAGGAAAATCTGAAGAACCTGCTGTTGACACAGTTCCAAAAGCCACATTAAGAACATTAGCCGTTTAACGGTAAAAATAAAATAAATCCTTCGGGATATATACCAAAAATTTTCTTAAAATGGCTTTACCTCTAGAAAAGTTCAATATCAATAGATTCTGGGAAAAGACCCCGTTAGTTTTAAAGTATGTTCTTGTGTTTGCTGTTTTATTGGCAACGCTCTACTTTGTTATGTCTAAACAGATGGATGACAATCACGTAAAAGAAATTGAACAGATGAAAGTTGGTATAAATGCCACATATGAATTAATAGACAATTTCGAAGACTTTAGAATAGAACAAGACGCTTATAATAAAGAAGTTTTAACATATCTAAAAAATTTACACGCATTAGTTGAAGAATTAAATGAAACAACTAATCGTAAATTTGACATGATATTAAAATCGGGAAATAGAAATGCTGATGACATTATTGAAAAGATAATGTTATTAAATGAATCATTTGAAAAAATATCAAAAGCATATAATAATAGTGCTATAACAACTCCAACAATAGACCCTCAAATACAAGTAAAAAAGCTGGATAGCCCTCCAGTCATAAAATAAGCCGCATGAGCATGGAAACAAAAAAATGGAAATCTGCACAGGCATACATTATAGTTGCAATAATACTAACTATATTTGTATACATTGGTGTTGATGCTTTTTCAACAAAACCACAAATAAGAAAAGATTTAACTGAAGTAAAAGGACAATATACAGATTTGTCCAAATTTTTGGAAATAAAGATTCCAGAAATTGATTCTACATTCAAACTACAGGCAGACCAAATTAAAGAGCAAAAGACTCAGATGTCAGAGCTTGAGCAGACTATCGACAAACTTTCAAAATAAATTCTACCACCCCTTAATGTGATGTACTTTTACTAATGGTGCGCCAAAACTTGGTGTGCCTTTTGTCATAAAATAATAGTAAATGTGAATTTGAAGTGAGAGCAGCTTTGAAAAACCACTTCAAATTTAAATAAAAAAATCGACTATTAATGTTAAAAAATTGTTAAAAATAGCTCATCACGTCAAGATATATACATAAAAACTATGATAGGCATTATTTATAAAGCAACTTCTCCCTCAAATAAAAGTTATATTGGCAAAACAACAAAAACATTAAATCAAAGAATTAATGATCATTTAAAAAAATCTAAATATGAAGATTATTACTTTTCGCGGGCTATAAAAAAATATGGAATTTTAAATTTTAATTGGGTCATTATAGAATCTCACGAAAAGGAAACAAATAAAGAAATAGAAAAAGTATTAAATGAGAGAGAAACATACTGGATTAAAAAGGAAAAAACATATTTAAATGGTTATAACATGACCAAAGGAGGAGATGGGTCTTCAGGATTAAAACGACAATTTTCTGATGAACATAAGAGAAAATTGAGTTTAGCCCACACAGGAAAAAAATTGTCTGAAGAACATAAGAAAAAAATTAGTCAATCTGAAAGAGGCCGTATTTTTCCAGATGATGTAAAAAAGAAATTATCTTTAGCAAAAACAGGAAAAAATAATCCTATGTATGGAAAAAAATTATCTGAAGATCATCGAAAAAAATTAAGAGAAGCAAAAATATTAACTAAAAAATTATAAATTTATGGGTACGCACCATGTCAAAAATAAAGATTTAAGAGAGGCATTGATACTTTCTAAACAAAATGATGAATTGACAAAAGAAACATTGGACATGTTTATTTTGATGGCTAAGAAATTTTCAACCAACTTTACATACATATATGAAGAAGATAAAGAAGATTGCATCTCTTTTGCTATAATGGATTGTTATCAATATTGGAGAGGGTATGATCCCGAAAAATCCGCGAATGCATTCGCATATATCACGCAAATAATTAAAAATGGTTTCGCTAAAGGATGGCGAAAATTATATGGCAATATGCCAAAATCCAAAAAGGTTTCTGTTTCTCATAATAACATCTATAGTTTATAAATATATAAAATAAACCTATAGATATGAAATTCGTTAAAGAAAGTTTAAATGAATGGTTCGTTGAGGATCCTCAAGTTGATGGTGAACCTGAACCAAGATCCAAAAGTGGATTTCATAGTAATATTGAAGAAGATACTCTTGAAAATGAAGATTTTCGTCGTGTTTTATATACAGGAGAAAATATGCAGCTTGTAGTTATGACCCTACAAGAGGGCGAAGAAATTGGCGTAGAAACCCATGAAAACGACCAATTCTTTAGATTTGAAGAGGGAACTGGAAAGTGCATTGTCAGTAATGCAGAATATGAAGTAGAAGATGGAGATGCTGTAATTATTCCTGCCGGCTCAGAACATAATATTATGAACACAGGTCAAGGTCCACTTAAGATGTATACTCTATATGCCCCTCCTCACCATCAAGATGGTATCACTCACACGACTAAAGAAGAAGCTGAAAATAGTGATGAGGAATTTGATGGGGAAACAACCGAATAGCCCCTAACAATATTATCTAAATAAAATATTATATTTGTTTTGGTGACCTTCAGTGTCTACATGTAAAGATTCTCTTTGCATTGCAACGAAGCAAATATAATATTTTTTTTCGATAATGTATGTTAAAAATGCGTTAAAAATTACCAGTTTTTATAAGGTTCATTAGGATATATAAATAAAACTATAATGAAAGATTATAATTTTGTTTATGTAACAACTAATTTAGTTAATGGTAAACAATATATTGGAGACCATTCTACTAATGATCTAAACGATGGATATTTAGGAAGTGGAAAATATTTTATTAACGCAGTTAAAAAATACGGCAAACAAAATTTTAATCGAAAAATTTTAGAATATTTTAAAACAAAAGAAGAAGCCTTTAATTGTCAATCAATATATATTGAAAGGTATAATACTGTTGTGCCTAACGGATATAACATTTCGATAGTTGGCGGAACAAACATAAAAAATAATCGTTTATCAGAACATCATAAAGAACAATTATCTATATCTATTAAAAAATGGCATCAAGAGGTTGGTTTTTCACAAGAAACAAAGAAAAAAATAGGAGATAGTCAAAGAGGAAAAAAACGTTCAGAGAAATCAAAACAAAATTATAAAAGAGGAAATGCTCTAAAGAATAAAGGGAGAAAAATGAATGAAGACTCTAAAAAAATAATGATACAAAAACTAAAGGGGCAAAAACGATCTGATCAATTTAAAATGAATGTTAGTTTAGGATCTAAAAATTCTAGAAAACAATGTGAAAAATGCAATAAAATAATACCTTTAAATGTTTATAATAGATGTCATGGAAATAAATGTACTAAATGAGTTTTAATTCTTCATATAAGAGATGGCATAAACCGAACCGTGAATTATTAAATGAAGATGGATCTTTAAAGAAAGGCCAAACACATCAAGGATATTATCGTGTTGCTAATAGAGACAAATATGTCGGCGATCCTAATCTAGTAATTTATCGAAGTTCATGGGAATTTGCATTTTGCAAATGGTGTGATGCTTCTCCTTCCATTAAAAGATGGTCATCTGAACCAATAAAAGTTCCATATTATGATAGGGTTTCAAAATTAGAAGAATGTCGTAAACTTGGTCTTGACCCTAATAATCCAAGAAATTGGGTTATAAAAAACTATAATACAGATTTTTGGGTAGAAATAGATAAAGGAGGAGAAAGACCAGAAAAATGGTTTATAGAAATAAAACCAAAGGACAAATTATCTAAACCAAAACAAATTGCAGCTCACGCGCCATTAAAAGAGATTAGAAGATATAATATGCTCATGAAAGAATATCTTATTAATGAAGCTAAATTTGCAGCATTAAAAGATTGGGCCGAAAAAAATGGATCTAAATTTTATGTATTTACAGAGGACACTCTTATTCATTATGGAATAATCGGAGGAAGATTTGATTATGATAATGAAAAAACTAAATATCAACAACGTTTAAAATGATGTTAGTTAACGAATCATGGATATGAATTGAATAGCGATGTGGATTTAAGATTATTATTAAAATTCATACTTTATGGCCCAGATACTGAGCATTAATTTTTAAATATCAAAATAATTGTTATATTTGCATATGATTTACAACGAACTATACAATTTCTGCAAAGTAAGAGACACTGATAGGAGAAGCTTTTCTAATAGAGCAAAATTCCTTATAGACCTTCTTACCCGCTTGGGTATCGAACACAAGGTTGTTCGTACAAAGAGCGAACGATATAGAAAATATTTCTATAACATCTACGCATTCGGCAACTCCGATAAATTCCTATCGGCACACTATGACATCATAGATATTCGTGCTGACAATGCGAATGATGATAGTGCTTCAATCATAAACATGATTGCATATAAACAAAAGAATCCATCCATTAATCTTCTTATTCTCGATGGAGAAGAACCCCCTTATGGAGGTTCTGGGTCTCGTTTTGCTTCGGCTTATTTAAAAGCCAACAGCATTCCGGTCAAATGGATATTCAATCTTGAATTGACTGGGGTAGGAAAATCTTTCTTTATCGATAATGCAGATACAAAACTTGGTAAATGTATTGAAACACAATTTCCTGGTTGCATTCGTATTGGAACTCCATTTAATGATGCCATGATATTCCGTGCAAATGGATTTGATTCTTGTGTATTAACTACCGTTGATATAAAAGAAGATGGAAAACCTGATATGGACGTATTATGGCATTCACATTCTCCGCAAGATAGTGTCGACAAAATGAAGATTGAAGACATGAGAAACTTTGTTGATAATGTACTTGATAAAATTGTAAAAAATTGTTAATATGGCCGGAATTCTTTTTATTGCAGCTGTTGCCCTTGTGATCATTCTTGTGACAATACAGGAGAGAAAAAGAGCAAAGAAACAAAAATAATTTATTATTTTGCTTAGACCGAGTGAAGAATATAAGTTTCTTAAGAACATTAATAATATAAAAGATATAGCTCATTACGAGCTGTATGAAAAATACATTTCTCAAAATCTAAGAGGAGAAAAGAAACTTACTGAAATAGAATCCACCGATCAAGAAAGTATAATAATAACTCTCAATGGTGGTTATCCAATTCCTGGAATGATCTATACATTCCTTTATGGAGAACCTGATAAAATAGCATTAAAAGTTGGTCATAAAGATTTTATTGATGTAGTTCCATTAACATTCTGCATGAACAATGAACCGGGGGCATTTCGTGGGATTAATATGAATATGCTTCCTAGTGAAATACGATTGAGATTCCTTGATTCATTTTATGATGTATTTGATGACTTCTTTAAAAGAGAAGCTGAAACACTTGCACAAAATAATAAACTAGCTCTAAATAAACGATTTATCGAGTATGTAAAGTCTGGTAAAGGTCAACAAATGATCAAGTTATTCAATCAACGTCATAGTGCTAACTTTAATTATGGTTATCGTTCTTATAAGATAGAAAAGGTTAAAAGACTAAGAATGATTGAGTATAATGAATGGCTTTATATTCCTTTCCTGGAACCTAAGGAGGCCTTCAGGAAGGTTAATCAAAGTCAGATGCATAAACTATATTATGGAACAAAATAATGAGTAGATCATGATCAATTATGATGAATTAGCAAAAGAGTTTAAGCCAAATATAATAAGGCAATTATTAATTGGCGAAGCTCCTCCACCAACAGAAAAGTCATATTTTTATATGCCTACAAAACCTGGTCCTGGATTTCATTTTAGTCTTCCTGGAATTGTGTTTCGCCATTATTTTGGAAGGACTCCCAAATCTAGAGATGAATATGTTGAATTTTTAAAAGAACTTCAAAATATGGGAGTTTTCGTTATTGATATAACTAATGCACCATTAGAAGTATCAAGGAAAATACCTGGAGAAAAATGGCCAAAAGTTGTTCCTGAAAGTATTGAAGAATTAAAAAATTCTTTGCCAGCCTTAAAAAAGCGAATTAAAAACATGGGGATTGATGAGCATGATGTAATATTTGTTCTTCCTAGACAACACTATTTATCTAATATCACAAAATTATTTCCAGACTCAATAGTTTATAAAAGTTGGAAAAGCTTTGCTGAGAATAAATAAAATAAACATTCATGAGAGCTAAATTTATAAATGAGTGGAGAGAACCTGTTTTTAATCGTCATATTAGTGATTTCAATGCTGATTTTACAATAGAAATTAATGTAAAAAATCCAGACTATAGAGGAATCCCTGATAAGGCAGCAGAAACAGAAGCTCATTTTGGTAGCATAACAAATAAATTGGGACAAGAATGTTTTGATGAAATAACTGATAAAATCGATCATGATAATTGGAGTATTATTGATTGGTCATTTGCAGGTAGAATGAATGGGTGGTATGCTCTTTTATGCGGCGGAGATGGAGATGCCGTTACAGAAAATGATTTAAATGAGATTGAATCTATAGTGGAAAAATATTTTAGAAGTTTTAATAAAAGATTTAAAGAGTTTTACAAAGATCAATTCAATCAAAGAAAATATCTTCATAAATAAATGAGAGCCAAAGCAACTAACATATTCAAACCCAAATCTGAAAAAGCTATTTCAACTGATTTTAAAAAGAAATATAAGTTGCCTTATTATAGCTTAGAAGATACTTATAAACAATTGAAAGAATTTGGTGTTGATGTTCGTCTAAACAAACATGATCAAAGATTACAATTGTTCAATTGGCAAATTTACATGGTAGACTATGGTAAGAAAAAACTTATTGGAAAAGTTTGGACAAGAGAACACGCAAATAAAATCATAAAAACAATAAATGAAATGGAGGAATCTGCTGTATCGTTCTATACTAGAAAATCAGATTTAGGAATTTCATTAAGTTTAGCGAATGCTATAGATATTCTTGAAGGAATCAAAAAAGCAAAAAAGAATTAGTCTTGTATCCGTTTGGTTCTAAAGTATCATATAAAAGAATATATTTTTCTTGTGCATTAAATGCTAATTCTTTAGATTCAAATTCTTCTAAAATTTGTCTTGAAAAATTTTTTCTCCCATATTTTACAATTAACA